TCACCCATTCTCGGTAATGTACTGCTGAATCGTCAGCTTTGCCCTGTCGATTTGCAACAGCAGGTCGTCAATCGTCGCCTTCACCCGTTCATAGCCGCCGATCTCTTGATCTCGTTGAGCCGCCAGTTGGCGCTTAGAATCTGCACGGATGCTGCCGGCCACCTTGCGCTTGCCAAAGATCGAAAAAACAGCCGATGCGCCGGCGCCGGCATTGGGCATCTGCTGCTGATAGTTCATGCGAATTTGCTTAATGTCGAGATTGATCTCTTTCTTCAGCGCACGCAGATCGGCCTGCAGTTGGCGCAGCTGCGGCAGCACCTGCTTGGCCTCCGCTGCCGTTGTAGCCTTTATTTCCAAGCCACCCTTGCCAAGCAGCCCCATATCAGCCAGCCGTCGTCGATAATCATCAGGTGTTGCCACGCCTCAATCCTCCACCACCGACCACACCACCCCGTCCCACTCCACAAAACACCGCCGCCCCAACGCCGTGGCCTGCGAGTATCGGCCGCTTTTCCCAACACATCAGTTTTGCGCCCTGCACGACCGTGAGCCGGTCACCTATTCACTAAATCGCCCAGCTCGAGCGCGATAAACGTGTAGTGGGTGCTGGGCAGCGAGACCCTCTGGACGACGACAGTGCATTGTCGTTTGTCGGCAAGCAACAGGGTGAAGACCTCGCCCGCATCCAAGAACTTCTTTCCTTCGATCACGTCGATCTCTATTTCGGCGTACTTCAACCCCGGCGTGCTGGACGTGTCTGCGAGGGTGCTCGTATCAATTTGCTCCTCGTACAGATCAATGGAGTAGCGCACTTTTGCGACAGCCTGGCCCTGGTCGGTGAGGTGGCCAATCCCGCCTAGATGCTCAATGTGCTTCGGCTTCATTCTCCTGTCTTCCCTTTCTCTTTGTCGACAGTGGCCTGACGCTGCGGCTCTGGCGCTGATGGCGCCGTGGCTGGCGAGACAAGATTCGCCATCAGCCCACACCCCATCAACCCCACCAGCCCCGCTTGATGACCTTGCCCCGCTTCCTACCCATCGGGAGACCTCCTCTCAATCTTCCACCACCGACCACACCACCCCGTCCCACTCCACAAAACAGCGCCGCCCCAACGCCTGGCAGCGCACGCAGGCCAGCGCCACCCACAACCTACTCAGCGCCGCCCACAATATGTGGTGTCTTCGCTTCACGCTCTTCCTCTTCCACTTGGCGCATCATGCGCAAATAATGCAGCGCCAGCCGTTGATTGCGGCCAGAAAGAGCGGCGAATTCATCCACGAGCTGCCTGAACAACTTCTTCTGCTCGGCATCCTCGACGTCGAGCACCAATTCATTCTCCGCCAGCGACGGACCCTCGCCCAGAGGGTCATCCGTCAACCCCAGCAAATAGGCCGCACTCACTCCAAGCGCTTCGGCAAGCAAAAACACCACTTCAACGCCGACGTTCTTCTTAACACCTCGCTCAATTTCTGAGATGTAGCCACGGCTGACGCCTGACCTGTGCGATAGCTCTCCCTGATCCCATCTCATGTCACGACGGGCTAACAGCAGGCGATCGGCGAAGGTCTTTGCACTGTACATAGAACAATCGTAGCTCATAGCGACATGGGTTGATGGCTAAAGCACGGATTAACATGCTATAGTGTTCAATTTCCTATTGACACAATGTATTGCATTGTGGTATTGTGTAGCTGTAGCATGAATTTGAAATCTGTAGCACGAAGATAGAGGCTATCCATGATCAACGAACCACTGACCGAATACCTGCCGCAGGTGCGCTGCACCGCCACGCTCAAGCGTCGCCTAGAGCGTGTCGCCGGCGACAGCATCACCAGCAACCTGGCCGACCACATCCGCCACGCGGTGGAGACCTATGTCGAAGCGGCCGAGGCCGATCAGCCGCCCGCCCAGCCGCAGACGGCCCAGCCACAGCCAGCCTAGCATGGCCGTCTCCACCGTCCTGCTGTTGGCGGTCATTTGGGGTGTCGTTTGGGGGCTCTTTCTCCAATACCACGGCTGGGGACAGTGGCTCGCCATCCGCCGCACCTGGCTCACCGTCGTCGTCGGCGTCGGCGTCGATCTCGCCCTGCTCCTGGCCCTGCTCGATCTCGCCACCTGGCTGATCGTCGCCGGCGTCATCACCGCCAGCAGCCTCGGCATCATCTGGCGCAGCATCGCCAACGAGCGCAATGAGGATGTCGGCTGATGGCAACCGCTGTCCGGCCGACGAATAAAGTGATTTGGGGCATGACCGAGGCCATCGAAGATCACGACGCCGACATTGCCGAGTTGTTGCAGGAATTGATGAGCGGGTTAGAAGGCGAAAAAGAGATGGCAAAACGCAGATTCGACAAGGTAGCACAAATCCGGGTACTCGAACTCTACATGCTCGCCGCCCGCATCCAGACGCACACCAGCCGGCTGGCCAGTCTGCACCGGCAGGCTCGCAACAACGAGTACGACAGGCGCTAGGCAACGCCCGGTGTGGGCGGGAGCTGGGGCCGCTCTTCATAGGGCTGCCCGTCGATGGCAGTTCCCGCCCACACCAGGGCAGCGCAGGGCGACCCCCTACGCTGCGCCCTACCACCCGCCACACCGCCGGAGAGGCCCCGGCAACCGCACACAAAGAGGCCGCAACCCCTCGCCCGGGCTGCGGCCTCACCAACTGAGTATAGCACTCGACAGGAGTATAGCACATGAACACCAACACCAACACCCCCCAGCAGGACGCCACCATCTTCACCACAGAGGCGAAGGGGCGGCGAGAAATGATCCGCAACACCGCTATCATGCTCGACCACTTCTCCGCTGGCCAGGCCATCGGCAGCGCACACCGCGCCAATGACAGCACCCTCCTGCTGGGCACAATGCTCCATACCGCCATCCTGGAACTCCACACCATCGCCAACGCCCTCGCCTGCCTCACGGAGGCAACCAATGACATCAGAGACGAACTGGAAATCCGCCGCATACAATCGTCGTAAGGATTTGAGTACGGAGACACCATGACCAAACTAGACCAAATCGCCGCCAACATGCGCCATACCATCACCTTCACCAAAGCCCGCTACGTCCACCAGCGCCTGGCACGCGGCCTCGAACTCGTCCTCGAACGACGCGAACGTGGCTACCGCCTCGCCCTCGGCCGCACCGACACCCCCCCCAGCGACCTGGAGGTGGAAATCTGCGCCGCCGCCTTTAACGTTCCCGCCTCCACCGAACCCGTCCGCCTGCCAAAAATCCGCCAGGGCAAAACCGGCCCCGTCACCTATCACGTCGTCGAACTCACCTGGCTCGAACAGGAGCAGCCCGCATGACCACCTACGACCTCACGCCCTACCAACCGCAGCACGTGACCATCCTGGACGAACAGCCTGGCGGCGGCCACCCTCGCCCCTCGTCGGCGCAGTTCGCCCAGGCGTTGCTGCAGGCGCAACTGGCCAACGACGAGTGGATGGCGGTGCAGTGGTCGAACCTGCATGAGGATTGGCTGGCGTTCGTCCACGCCAGCCGCAGCGGATCCAGCCACACCGAGGCTAACTACCGGCGGGCGACGCGGCAGTGGCGGGAGTTTGTGGCGACGCTGCGCCATGAAGCGGGGCCGGAAGCGGGCTTTCCGGTGAAGTTGTGGCAGGTGGACGCGTTCCATGTGCGGCAGTGGCAGCGGCAGTTAGGGGATAGTGGGCTGGGGGACGCCACGATCAATTTGAAGTTGTCGGCGGTGAGCAGTTTCTATTCGTTTGTGATCAATGAGAAGCGGTTGATCGGCGGGGTGGAGATGTGCCTGTTCAGCGATGCGCTGGGGAATGGGCGTGCGAATCCGTTCCGTTTTGGGAATGTGCAGCGCCCGAAGGCCGCGGCGGAGAGTGAGCGGGCGCGGCCGCTGCAGCCGAGCGAAATTGGCGCGCTGTTTGGCTGGCTGCAAAGCAAGCAGCACTCGCTGACGGGGGCGCGCAATTATGCGCTGATTCTGGCGTACAGCGAGACGGGGTTTCGGAATGCGGAGGTGTTGCGGATGCAGTGGAAGCATATTCGGCCGAGCCGCAGCCAGCACGACCGGGTTATTTATGCGTGGGCGGGGAAGGGGAAGAAGACGGAGGATGAGCCGCTGCCGCCGATTGTGTGGGCGGCGATCACTCACTATCTGGAGCTGGACGGGCGCTGGCTGCCCGGGCAGCCGCTGCACGAGCAGCCGCTGGCGCCGGATGATTTTATTTTCCGGGCGGTGACGCACCAGGGCGTTGGCAATCTGAGCCATGTGGACCCGGACGCGTTGGATCCGGAAGGGCCGCTGTCCGGCAAGAGTGCGCTGCGTATTTTGCGGTCGGCGCTGCGGCGGGCCGGGGTGGCGCAGTGGGAGAGCTACCGGGTGCACGATCTGCGGCATACGTGGGCGCTGCGGATGGTGGCGGGTGGGGCGCACGAAAACGAAATCCGCCTGCGCGCACACCACAGCAGTTTGGAGACGACGGCGCGCTATCTGAGCGGGCTGAAGGCGAAGGGGAAGGATCGGAAGGATCACCGTTCGGGCCAGTTGGAGGAGCAATTGCGCATTTTTGCGGATGGGGGCGCGCCGGCGAGTTGGGAAGATGCGATTGAGCGGTGAGGGGCGAGGGGCGAGGGACGAGGGGCGACACGATCTTCCTCGCAACTCGCAATTCGCAATTCGTTTCACCGTCCCACAAGAAAGCGTTATGGCGCCAAGGACGCCACACGAAGCATGAACACACAACAGATTATCGACCGGATTTATCAGCGGCACATCGCCGCCTTCACCGCCACCGGCGGCGAGACCTGGTGCGACCTGGGCGCGGTGCGCTTCTCTTTGCGCCTGGCGCTGGGGGAACTGGCCGCGGCCAGCGTCGCGGAGCAGCAAAAACACGCCGCGCTCGTCACCAACGAGTCAGCGAAGGCACGCCAAATCGCACGGCTGGAGCAATGGCTCTACGACAACGAACACGAAACATTTCTCAGCGCTGACCCCTTGGACGTCGCGATCATCTGCGTTCTTGACAGCCAGACCAGCCTCGTGGACGAGCTTGTCCACAAGAGCGACGCGTGGCAGCAAAAGCACGCCGCGCTCACGCTGGAAATCGAGCGGCTGCAAGACGCAGTCTGCGCCGAAGTCAACGACTGTCGCGCCGAAATCCGCAATCTCCAATTGCAACTGATGCAACTCGACGCGGACAACGCCGCGCTGCTGGCGCGCTACGCTGGCCGCCATGCGCTAGAGGGGGTCTCGCAATGAGCCACACCAATCTCCAATCTCCAATCTCTCAATCTCCAGCGACCGACAGCCGCCGTGGGTACGGGCGCAACTTCGACGGCTCACCCGGCGATGTGTTTACCCGGCTGGAAGAGATGCTCGCCACCACGCCGGCCTCGTCTCTGGTCACCAGGCCAATCAAACGGGCGCTGCTAGAAGCGGCAGCCAACGAAATCAAACAACTGCGCGCCGAGCTGGCCGCGCACACTCCGAAAGGAAACAAAACATGAGCGTCTTCCCGTGGGGACTCACCATCAGCATCGCCCTCGGCATCGCCACCGCCCTGCTGTCGCCTGCACCCGCCGTCGCCAACGACGGGTGCATCGACCACCCTGGCGCACCCGAATGTAACGACCTGGAAACATGGCCCATCATCGAGCCAGACCCGGAACCGGTAATTCCGGTGCGGCTCTACCTGCCGCTCGTCTCAACCGACGGCCGCACCTGGTTCGATCAGGTGGATCTCGAGGCGGCGCAACGCAGCTACGGCTACGACCCGGCCATCGTAGCCGAACACACCTGGTGCACGCTCGATGCCAGTGCACAGCCGCCGAGCAATGTACGCTACGACCACTGCCTGCAGCACTGGCACGCTGGACAGCCGACGGACGGGCATCTCGCCGTCTACTACTGGCGCTCCGGCGCCACTGTGCAGTCGCTGCTCATCAGCAGCACGAATTCTGACGAGGCGCAGCCGTGAGCGCCTGGCTGCTCTGCCTGGCCGGGCTGACCGTGCTCGTCGTCTTCGCCGCAGTCGTCGTCCTCGCCGCCGCCATCATGGCGAGCCGCACCCAGCGCCGCGGCGAAGATCAAGCGTCCCTGGGGCGAATGGGTGCACCAACTGAAAAGGACGCCGCATGATCACCGAACGGATGCAGCGCAACCTCCTCTACCGCTCGCTGGTAGAGGAAGAGATGCCGACCTCGCAGATCGATCTCGCCGGCTGGACGTGGCCGTGGCGCGAGCTTATCCTTTCCAGCGAGCGGGAGTCATGGATGCCTCTAGGCATCAGCAAATTGCAATATGCCATCCAAATGGTAGCCGGCGACGATATGGACGCACGCCGCGAATGGATGGCGGCCATCGAAGATGCCGCCGCGCCGCTGCACTTCCCCACCCTGGCCGAACTGGCAGCCACGCTGGAGCCTGTCACCTGGCTGTGGGAGAACTGGATCCCGCGCGGCATGTTGAGCCTGCTCGGCGCGTTCCAGGGCAGCGGCAAGTCGTTTTTTGTCATGGAACTGGCGCGCATCGCTCTGCACGGCGACGCCTGGCCGGACGGCACCCCGCTCACGCACGAACCGGCCACGGCCAAAGTGGTCTACGTCGACGCCGAGGGCATTCCGCAGGTCAACGCCGAGCGTGCGGCCGAACTCGGCATCGATGCGCAGCGCGTCTACCTGATGATGGCCGACACCGGCGAGATGATGGATTTCAACGCGCAACCGTGGCGCGACCGGCTGATCGACCTGCTCTGCCTGGCTCAGCCCGATCTGGTGCTGATCGACTCGCTCAGCGCCATCACCGGCGCCAAGGGCACCAATTCCGCCGAGGAGGTCAGTTCACTCCTCACCTGGCTCAACGGGCTGGCGCGCGAGTTCAACACTGGCCTCGTGCTGCTCCATCACCTGCGCAAGCCAGGAGGCGGCCAACTATCCTTGCCCGGCGTCTCCATCCATGACTTCCGTGGATCGACGCACATCGTCGCCATGGCCCGCTCGGTCATCGGCCTGAGCGTCGTGCAGAAGCCGGGCAAACAATTCAGCCTCAACGGCCCGCGCACCGTCGAGGTCGTCAAGACCAACCTGGCGCCGCAATATCCGCCGCGGCTGGAGGTGCGCATGGAGCGTGGTGACGCCGGCGTGCGCTTTACCTACGGCCCGGCCAGCCCGGAGGCCGACCCAGAACCCTCTGCAGAAGAATGGCTGATCGACTATCTGGAGACGAACGGAGCAACGAAATTCATGGAAATTGTCGCCGACGGCGAGCGGGACGGTTTCAGCAAAGCCACGATCTACCGGGCGCGCAAGCGGCTGGGCAGCCAGATCAGCGACAGTACAGGCAAGCAAGGCAAAGGCAATCTATGGGTTCTCTCCTGTGAGGCAGACGATTCAGCGGAAGATAGTGCAGCAGAAGCAGAATAACGGTTTCACGGTTTCACGGTTTCACGCATTTTCATACCCCCCCCCATCAAAACGCGTGAAACCGTGAAACCGTGAAACCGACAAAAAAGAAAGGAGCAAGGAAATGACCAGAAAACCGATCCCAAACATCTTAGATGACATCCTCAGCGCCGATCCCGGCAAGACCACGCCGATCTGCGTGCGCGAGATCAAGACAGACGGCGGCACGCAGATGCGCGCCGGGCTGGATGACGGCACGGTGAGCGAGTACGCCGATTCTTTCAGGGAGCAGCGCGCCTGGGGTAGCTTCCCGGCGGTGCTCGTCTACCACGACGGGACAGACTACTGGCTGGCGGATGGCTTCCACCGGGTGGCGGCGTGGAAGCGCTCCGGCAACAGCGCGCTGGGGCTGGAGACGATCCCGGCCGACGTGCGCGTCGGCACGCGCCGCGACGCCATCCTCCACGCCGCCGGCGCCAACGCCAGCCACGGCCTGCGCCGCACCAACGCCGACAAGCGCCGCGCCGTCGAAATGTTGCTCAGGGATGAGGAATGGGCCAAATGGAGCAACAGCGAGATCGCCCGGCGCTGCGCCGTCGGCGAAACGACCGTGCGTAATATCCGGGCGGAACTCGAAACGACTTCGCAAATTGCGAAGTCGCCCGAGCGCATCGGCGCGGACGGGCGCACCATCAACACCGCCAACATCGGCGCCAACCGACCTGCGCCCCCGGACATGCCGGCGCAGCGCCGCTACGAATCCGCCCTGCCGGCGCTGGACATGCCGGCGCCAGGCGCGCCGCCCCGCTACAAGAGCCTCGCTCAGATGGTGGACGACGGCGACATCCCCGCGGCGCGATCTCGTCATCCAGCAGTAGAGACGCAACATCTTGCGTCTCTACTGCCGATTACCGAGTTCGAGCTGACCGACATCTGCGAGACCGTCGCCACCGAGGTGTATGGCGATGATCTGCAATTCCTGCGCACCTATTACGCCATGATGTCTAGCATCGATCGGCAGGAGGGGATCTACCAGGAGAAGTTGCTGCGTGTGCTGGCGCCGTTCGACCTGACGCCGCAGCGCATCAAACAGGCCGTGCATACACAGGCGAAGCAGATGGTAGTGGAGCGCCGGCTGACAAAGGCGCAGGCGCAAGAGGCCGCCAGCGAACGGCCGCAGCAGAAGAGCGAGGCGGTGGCCGCGATCGAGGAGACCGCCGACGCCGAAACCATGCCGACCGAGGCGCAGGACATCCGCATTGGTCAGTGCAGCCGGCTGATCAACGTCTACCGCCAGGCCATTGCCGCCGAGCAAGAGTACGGCCAGCTCACCGGCTGCTTTACGGAGCCGCTGGCCGCCAAGCGCGAGCTGGAGAAGCTGATCATTCGCTTACAGCGCACCCTCGACCTGCTGGAAGGGCGTGATGCGGAGCCGATGGAGGCGTGCGACTGATGGCTTACACTGCCGCCCAATACGCCGCCCAGGAGCGCGTTATGGCGCAGATCCGCACCGCCCACGTCACCGGCGCCTGCCCGATCTGCGGGTGTCCGTCCGGTCTCTGGCCGGATGGCGTGCGCCACATCACCTGCGGCCGCAACGACTGCCTGCACCGCTGGCTCGCCATCCGCCCGCCGGTGGCAGGCGCGCCGAGCGCCAGTGCAGCCAACTTTACCGTCTCGCTTGTCATCCGTTGACTACGGGACCTGACCGTCCCACAAGAAAGGATTATCCGACTAATGACCACTCTAGACCTGGCTGTCCTGCTCATTATCGTGCTGCTGCTCGCGTGTCTCTTCCTGGCGCTCTACGCCCGCCAGGAGCACGCCCAGGCCCAAGCCCAGCAGCGCCGCGCCGAAGAGATGTACTGCTGGGCGGACGCCTACCAGCACGACCTTGCCGCGGCGCAGCACAAGCTGGCCGCGCAGCACACGCGCATTGCCAGGCTGCAGGAACTGAACAGCCTGCGCTTGCGCCAGCTCCTGGCAGCCAACTACCCGATCATCGACCGCGCCAAAAACTGGAGGCACCAGCGGAACTGACTGACGAACCAAATCAAAAAAGCCTGGCCGGTGCATCAACACCAGCCAGGCCAGGGGCGATGTGGGCGCCCCACCCGTCATTCTACCGGCGGATTGTCCCCACAGGCAATCCGCCGTTTCTTTGGAGGACGACACATGCTAGAAAAACAACTGCATGGAGAGATCAAAATCATCAATCAGACGCTGGCCGCCTTCAACATCGACGCCGGCACACGCTCGGCCTGGACCACCGTCGCCGGAACCAGCTACATTCTGTATGGCCTGCGCACCGGCCCCGCGCAGAGCATCGACGCCATCGAAAAGCGCCTGGCGGAACTATCCGAACGCATCTCCGCCAGCCGCCACACCGCCACCCCGCTCCGCCTGCGCCGCCTGCCGCTGGCATTGGAAGCGCCACACCCGGCGCCGCAGCCACTGCCGTGGATTCGAGCGCATTTGAAGCTGCGCAGCCTCACCATGCTCACCGGACGCATCTACAGCGCCGACGGCGCGACCGACGACACCATTCGCCTGGCCGACTATCCACATATCCTGGTGGCCGGCACCACCGGCAGCGGCAAATCGACCCTGATGCGCATGTTGCTGCTATCGCTGGCGATCAACACCGCGCCGGCCGATCTGCAAATGGTGCTCATCGACATGAAAAACAGCGATTTGGCCGCACTGGCCGCGCTGCCGCACGTAGCGCGCTTCGCCGTCGTGGATGCCGCTGCCGCCGCCGCCATCCGTCACGTCGAGAGCGTCCTTCGCCAGCGCATCGAGCGCCAGATCACTGAGCCGAAACTCCTGCTTGCCATTGACGAACTGCGCGAGCTGGCGCGGCTGCCTGGCATCGTCGCCCGCCTCGGCAGCATCGTCAGCCTCGGCCGCTCGCTCGGCATCCACGTCGTCGCCGCCACCCAGCATCCCAAGGCCGGCGAGATCGGCAGCGTCGTCAAGGCCAATTTCCCCGTGCGCATCGTCGGCCAGGTCGTTGGCGCCCGCCACGCCGAGGCCGCCGCCGACCGCCCCGCAACCGGCGCCGAACTCCTCCCCGGCAACGGCGCCTTCCTGCGCATCGACGGCCCCAATATCACCCGCCTGCAGGCCTACTGGCTCGATGACGCCGGTACGCAAAGCCTGGTCGATCTCACCCGCCGCACATGGCCTGCACCGGTGCGCACCGGTGCAGAGACCATTTCTCGACCGGTGCAGCCAGAAAACAGAGCGTCCGCACCGGTGCGCACCGGTGCGGACGCACCAGTCGCATTTCCGCTGCCGCGGCGCGCACCGACCGCAATTGAGGCTGCCGCCATCCGGTCGCTGCGTGCGAAATTGCCGTCGCTTAACGCCACCATCGTGGCCGTGTATGGCGCCAAATCCTCCGACACACATCGCTGGGTGTCAGAGGCGTTGGGCGCCACGGAGACGCCGGCGCATGGGGAAGCGACCAAAATCATTCGCATGGGCGGTGCGCGATGAAGCCACGCCAGCAAACCGGCTGGCACCGCTTCCGCTGGATGCAGACGACGCGCGTCGGCATGGATGCTGAACACCTGATGCGGCGCTACGGTATCCCCGTCGCCAGCCGATATGTGCCGCTCTTTGGCCCGGTGGCGGAGGTGGGGTTTGATGTTCCTCGCCGTCAGGCCGTGTGGGCCGAATACCTCCTTTGCCGCGCAGGTTGGATTCTGACCACGCCGCTGCTAGACGAGAAGCACCGCGCTCTGCTGGAGCGGTCGTGGACGGAAGGCGCCAGCCGGCCGGCCGGTGGCGGCCGCATCAAGCGCCAGGGATTTATGGCAAAACTCTACGGCGCGGCGGATGAGATGCTCGGCACAAATGAGGCGTACCGCGAACGCAGGGCGCCGCCGCCACAGCGCTGGTCCAAACAACGACTGCCGCCCGCGCCAGCCCCCGCGCACACAGACGTTTTCAATTGGATTAAATCACTGTTCAGGGGGAAATAATGGACGATAACAAAAACGACGTTTATATGCAGCATGAGATCAATGCACTGCGCACCTCGCATCGCTGGGCGACGCTGGGGATCGTGGTCGTCATCCTGCTGGCGCTGGCTGGATTGGGCTGGGCCACCGACCATTACTTCGGTCCGTCTGGCGTGCGCGTGTTGCTCGTCGGCGCGGGTCTGTTGACGCTGCTAGCGATTATCTACCTGATGAGCATCGGCGTGTCGGCCGTGTTTGGGCGCCAGGCCATGCAGCATCACGATAACGTGCTGAATGGCCTGATCCAGTTTCAGCGAGCTGACGACTATGGCGAGGTTGCACGCAGCGTCGCCACCGGCATGTCCGGCGCCATCCGATCCGGCAACCAAATCGATGCGCGGGTGCTCCAAATCGCCAACCAGATCGCGCGGCAGCAGCTCGCCGACAGCCAGCGCCAGCAGCCGGCGCCGCTTCCGCAAAGCTGGGCCATGACCGACGCGCCGGGTGAGCCAGACGCCGACACGCAATTCCGTTGGATCCAATGAGCAAGCGCGGCAAGCCCGGCCGCCACCGCTGGATCATCAGCGACTGGCTCGCCGACGGCGACGGCGCCGAGTTCTGGCTGACCCTCATCGCCGTGGTAGGCTGGATCCTACTGATCATCATCGTCATCCTGAATCCGGTATGACGACCAATTGAGGATAGACACCATGCTCCTGAGTCAGGCAAGCCACCATCGCCGACGGCCGCAGCGACCGCACCGTGGATGGCTACCTGCGTAGGTACGCCGCCTGGCCGCCGCGCTGGGCCGGCGGCTCGAGATCACCTTCGTGCCCGTTGACCAACCGTAGAGACGCAAGATCTTGCGTCTCTACTTTCCCGACAACACTGGATTCTCATGCTAAAGTTATGGTAGAATCGAGTGGGAGCGGAGCAAGGAAGATGTAAGTTGACACCGAACCAGGCGAGACAGATCGAATTCGTGTGTGCGGAGGTGGGCAAGGTGCTGGCCGGGCTGTTGCAAACGCCCGCCGTCAAGGGTCAGCAGGTGATCATCCACATTTCACGGGATCGCCGTGAGGTGTGGATTGAGAAGCCGGCGGAGATGGTGCACATTCGGATCGGGCAGGAGGAACGCTGAGGCGTTCGAGGCGACAATCACATAGCGTATCCGGCAACCGGGCGCACTCTCCCACGAGAATGCGCCCGGTTGCTTCGTGTAGAGATTAGAGAAGGCAAAATCGAGGGCGGGCTGTCGCCCGCAATTCCCAGAACGAAAAAAATACCGAAATTACCGGTTTGGGCAGGGTGCGCGCAGGTATAAGTAAAAGGTTTGGTTCCGAAATTACCGGTTTGCGAGGGGATCGAGTATTTCAAGCGAGGAGAACACAGTATTTCCGGCATCCCCGGACGTTCCGGGGCAAGCGCAAAGCCGCAAAGCCTATCATGGATTGTTGGCGGCGCTGCGTGACTTTGCCTGGTGGGAGGATTACCGGGATCTGGTCGAACGCGGCTGGGACTGGCGCAAGGCGGTCTATATTGCGTGGCGGGCGTCGCCGGTGAAGGATCGGCGGCCGGAGTTGCAAGGAGAATTGGCGACGGCGGTGTTGGGGCTGGCCAGCGATCGGGTGATTCGCCAGTGGTTGGAGAAGAACCCGGAGATGGCGGAGGAGATTGTGCGGATGCAGGCGGCGCCGCTGCTGAAGCATCGGCGTGATATTTTCAAGGCGCTGGCGACGGTGGCGAGCGACCCGGACCCGAAGGCGCACCAGGATCGAAAATTGGCGTTGGAGATGCTGGGAGATTACCGGCCGCGCGCCCAGACTGACGTCGCCCTCACCACGCCCGACGCCGGCGTGCACATTTATTTGCCCGACAATGGACGCGACGCGCCCACAGCCACGGACGCTGCCGATGGCTGAGTTTGGCCCGCAACCCGGACCCCAATCACTCTTTCTGTCCAGCGCCGCGGACCTGGTCATCTACGGCGGTGCGGCCGGCGGCGGCAAAAGCTTTGCCCTCCTGCTTGAGCCGCTGCGGCATGTGCGTAACCCTGGTTTCAACGCCGTCATCTTCCGGCGCACGTCTGTCCAGGTGCGCAACCCCGGCGGTCTTTGGGACGAGTCAATGAAACTCTATCCGCTTATCGGCGCGGCGCCGCGGGAGTATCTGCTCGACTGGAAGTTTTCTAGCGGCGCCAGCGTCAGATTTGCGCATATGGAGCACGAAAAGAACCGGTTCGACTGGCAAGGCGCACAGATCCCGCTGCTGTGCTTCGACGAGCTGACCCACTTTACCCGCGAGCAGTTCTTCTACATGTTGAGCCGCAACCGGTCGCTGTGTGGCGTGCGCCCCTACATCCGGGCAACCTGTAACCCTGTGCCCGACGACGACGAAATCGGCGGGTGGGTGCAAGAGTTTGTGGGCTGGTACATTGGCGAGGACGGCTATGCGCTGCCGGAGCGCTCTGGGGTGGTGCGCTGGTTCGTAGTGGTGAACGATGTGTTGCGCTGGACCGATGATCCGGCCACGCTGCGGGCGCAGTATCCGGGGAGCAAGCCAAAGTCGTTCACGTTTATTTTGTCGAGCGTCTTTGACAATAAGATTTTGTTGGAGGCGGATCCGGGTTATCTGGCGAATTTGATGGCGCTGTCGCTGGTGGATCGTGAACGGCTACTCGGCGGGAATTGGAAGATCAAGCCGGCGGCGGGCAAGGTGTTCAATCGGGGCTGGTTCGAGATTGTGGAGGCGGCGCCGGCGGGCGGGCGGACGGTGCGCTTCTGGGATCTGGCGGCGACGGAGAAGGCGATTGCGAAGCGAGACCCGGATTATACGGCGGGTGTGTTGATGCGGCGGGTCGGTGATGTTTACTACGTGCTCGATGCGATTGCGGAGCAGGCGGCGCCTGGCCGGGTTGATGCGCTGATGCATAACACGGCGACGCAGGATGGCGTGCTGGTGGCGGTGCGTTTTGAACGGGAGGGTGGGGCGAGCGGGGTGCGCGACGCGCGCAATACGGTGGCGCTGCTGGCCGGGTTTGATGTGCGGGCGGTGATTCCCCAGGGCGACAAAGTTTCGCGCGCCAAGCCGCTGGCCGCCCAGGCAGAGGCGGGCAATGTGAAGGTTGTGCGCGGGGCGTGGAATGGCCGATTTTTGAGTACGCTGCACGCGTTCCCAGGTGGGGCGCACGACGATGAGGTGGACGCGGCCAGCGGCGCGTTTAACGAATTGGCTAGAGTTGTTCGTGAGCAGGGAACCCAACAAGGATAAGAACTATGACAAGCGATCTTGGCATTGCCCTGGCAGCCCTGACCGCCAAAAAGCGCGACTACGACGCTCTTTGGCGGTACTACGACGGCGAACAGCCGTTGGTCTACTCCAGCGAGAAGCTGCGGGAAATTTTCAGCGGCCTCGAAGCGCGCTTTACCGAGAACTGGTGTGCGGTTGTCATCGATAGTGTTCTGGATCGGATGGAACTCTATACTCCGACTGTCGTCGATGACGAGGAGGCGACCCAGGCGCTTTACGGGCTGTGGGAAGAGACGGGACTCGTCGATGAAGAATATGGCATCCATGAAGATGTGGCGGTTACGGGGGAGGCTTTTGTGCTGGCGTGGCCGGAGGCAGGCGGCGCGGTCGCCGCGTTCCAAAACGACGCGCGGTTGTGCCATGCGGAGTATGCAGCCGAGAATCCGCGGCAGGTGCGCTTTGCGGCGAAGTGGTGGGCGGAGGAGGGGAGCATCCGGCTGACGTTGTACTATCCGGATCGGCTGGAGTATTACGCCACCAGGCACGCGTTCAAGGGAGGCGAAACACCGACGGCGAAGGCGTTCGAGCCGGTGGCAGGGCTGGCCGGCGGGGAGGCGATAGCGGAAAACCCGTATGGGGTGATTCCGGTCTTTCACTTCCGATCTAACCGGCGGCGGGCGAAGTCGCAGTTGGCCAACGTTATCGAGGTGCAGGACGCTGTCAACAAGCTGCTTGCGGATATGATGGTCGCGGCGGAGTTTGGCGCGTTCCCCCAACGCTATGTTATCAGCAGCGCTGGCATTGCCAACCTCAAGAACAATCCCAACGCTATCTGGGATTTGGTTGCTTCGGACCAGGGTGTGCAGGCGACGCAGGCCGGCCAGTTCGTCGCCACGGACCTGCAGAATTATCTGAATGCTATCAATAAACTCTCTGCTGATATTGGGATTATCACGCGCACGCCGCGACACTATTTCTATCAACAGGGCGGCGACCCTTCGGGCGAGGCGTTGATTGCGATGGAGGCGCCGCTGAATAAGAAGACGGTTCGGGTTCAAGCTACGCTGGCGCCGACGTGGCGCGACCTGGCGGCGTTTCTGCTGCGGCTACAGGGTCATGAGGCAGCCACACGGCAGATTCGGATTGCGTATGCTCCGGTGGAGACGGTGCAGCCGCGCTCGGCGGCTGAGGTGCGCAAACTGGCGGTGGAGGCCGGGGTGCCGTTGCGCACGCATTTGCGACGGTCGGAGGGTTGGTCAGAGGGGGATGTGGCGCAAATGGAAAGAGATCGGGCCAGCGAGCGGCTGGCCGAGCGCACTTACGCCGACGCCATGCTGACTGTCGCGCAGCGGGATTTTGATCGGGGTGATGTTTGAGATTGGGGACCAATTTCCCAATCTCCGTCCTACAACCCTTTCTTGTAAGACGATGACTGTGAGGGAACTATGCCGCCGTTGGTAATCGACCTGATGCAGAATTGGCGGGCGGATTTGTTGCGCGGCGACGAAGCTATGCAACAGGAGATGGCGCGGCGCTGGCTGGGGTTGGAGCAGGCGCTGCAGGCGCAGGTGGATGCGCTGGCGCTGGAGTTGCAAGGCGGCGGCCGGGTGACGCTGGGGCAGTTGGGGCGCAGCCGGCGCTATCAACAACTCATGCGCCAGGTCGATGATGAATTGGCGCGCTACGGACGTTTTGCCGAAGATCGCATCGCCGCACGGCAGCGGGCGCTGCTCTCTGCCGCCATCACCCACAGCCAGGCCGCCGTCGCCGCCGTGGCCACGGATGCCGAGATCCTTCTTCAATTTAACCGGCTGCCGGTGGCGGCGGTGGAAAATATGATTGGGCTGACTGGCGCGGGCACGCCGGTGGGTGACATCCTCGCCGATGCGAGCCAGGTAGGGCCGGAAGCCCTGCGCCAGGTTCTGGTCGATGGGATTGCGCTGGGCCGGAATCCGTTGGAGACGGCGCGGCGTGCGTTGCGAGAGGGGCTGGCGCGTTCGTTTACGCGCATGGCGACGATTGCGCGCACGGAGACGCTACGGGTGTACCGAGAGACAACGCAGGAGAGTTATCGGCGCAGCCATGTGGTGGCTGGGTATCGCCGGCTGGCGGCGAAGGATGAGCGCACCTGTCTGGGTTGTCTGATGGCGGACGGGCAGTTTCATACACTGGATGAGCCGTTCGATGCTCACCCCAATGATCGTTGCACGCTTGTGCCTGTGTTGAACCGGGGGGCGCCGGTTGATTATGAGACGGGGCCAGAGTGGTTTGTGCGTCAGCCGGAGAGCGTGCAACGGCGGATGTTGGGGACGGGGCGGTGGGAGTTATTCCAGCGTGGTGATCTATCGCTGGGCGACCTGGTGACGCGGCGGCGGGATGACACCTGGGGTGGGGCGCTGGTTCCAACGAGTGTGGGGCGGCTGGCGGCGCTGGGGCGGCGGCCATGAAACGCCAAAACACAAGCGCCCGATCCGGCAGTGGATCGGGCGCCTTTTTATTCCCGCCTATTCAGCACACCCGGCTAACCCTCTGGCAGGGTCTGCTGCCCGCCCGCGCCCTCCGGCGGCATAAACGCCTCGCTCTGCATATTATACTGCCAGTTCTCTGGCACTTGCAGAATCACCCCCGCCGTGCCAACAACATCACGCAGCCGCTGCTGGAGCATGATCTGCTCGCGGTACAACTCTCGCACCTGCTCGACAATCACCTGCGGCGGCCGGATAGGATCAAGGTTTGTCTTGCTTTCCGACATATTATTCTCCCTGTACTGGCGCTGCCACCAGTCCCGCCAGCAGCGCATTAAGTTGTGTCCCAATCTCAGCGCTGGCCGTCGCCTGCCCGGCGATCCAGTCACTCACCGTCCACGTCCAACCGGCGGACGCCAGCAGCATATTGACCAGGCGGGTAATCCCCTCTCTGGCCGGGTCGGGCGCTCCATTCAGCGTCAGGCCGACTGCCGGTTGCGCAGCGCCCAGGTTGACGCCCTGGACAGCCAGCGCATTCTCCAGGAACTGCCGCTCCGTCATCGCCAACTGCCGACCGACAAGTTGCTCTGCCGTCAACGTCGCACCTGCCGCCTCCGCTGCATTGATGGTCAAAATTGTACCGACCGCCAGCTTCCAGCGCTCGATCCCAACCGTCGTCAGCGCACCCGCCACCTGGCGGCGAAACGTCGGCGAGTTGACGAAAAGTTCTTGTTGCAATGCGTCCGAAATCATACCTTCCTCCCTCCCTAACTGATGCTAAACGAACAATCCAGCGACACCCAGTCGCCATTGGCCGGCGTCCACCCCATCGCCAGGATGTTGCCGGAGGTGTCTATATCCACACGGTAGGCGGTGTTGACCGGCGCGCCCGACGGGTCAGCTTGCAGATTGAGGATCAGCCGTCCTGCGGTCGGTCGATACCCGACAGGCAGCGTGCCGATAGTTGCGCCCGTGCTGGTGTTTGATGCCAGACCGCGCAGGTGCACCCGATCGCCAAATCTGCGGTACTGGCATGTCTGATAGCCGCTGCCGTAGTTTGTCCAGCCGCTGCCGAACGACAGGTTGTTCCAGGCGCCGAGCGAGCCATCTACCCACAAATCGGACTGCACGAGTGTTAGTCTGCCTGCCTTGCCTGCCGTCGCCAGTGGAGCCAGAATCAATACGTTGTGATTGTAATAAGGCAAAATCGCACTGGAATCAGTGTAGCAGGAGATGCGCGCCGCAACCTCGCCCGCTAATGAAGTTACGAAATTCAGGCGATTCACTTGACTCCCTGCCCCGCGCACAATATCAATCCCGTTGCCATCGATTTTGACCATTGAACCGCCCGCAATGATTCTGCCAGTTCCGTCAAGCACAACCTGATCCACTCCACCCGCCTGCCCGACAATTTCAGTGACATCGATATTCCAGCCGTTGAGGTTACTGTCCTTCACACCAGAACCAACCCGGATATTCGCACCACTGATTAGCGTAGAGAGCACCGAGTTGGCAAGGTTCGTGTCCGCCTTTCCAGACGCCACCGTGTTAGTGTATCCCACCGCATTAGACTGTGCCGTGGCTGCCTGCCCTGCGGCGTAGGTCTGCGTGGCCGCATTGCCGCCAACTACATTGATATTCCCTGCGATAGTCAGCGTCGAGCCGTCCCACACCAGGTAGTTAGCGCCCCCGCTGTTCAGGCCGAATTGCCCAGCATTGTTCATGTAGGCTATCCAGGCCGACCCACTCCAGTATCCCAGGGTCGAGGCGCTCATGTACAAGCCCGCTCCGCTCACCGCCAGCGGCATATTGATGTTGCCGCCAAAACCAACAATGTCCACCGGGCTGGAAGTGTAAGGCACGATCTCACTGCCCTCGACTACCTGCACGTTGTCGAACTCAATCCAGCCGTTGGCGACTGGTGCTGCGTTCGCAATGGACAGATAGAAATTTGCCGCGGGGTTCGAGTAGCCACCCCCAGGCGTCCACATCAGTCGCAGTGCGTAAAATTGCCACGCAGTATTTGCCCACGGCCAAATCAGGTAATCCTTCGTCGTCGCATTGGGACTGTTTTCGTAAAAATCGATGGTGACGGGGGTGTTTGTCCTCGCCCAGAACGTCAGCACATACGGAACTTCCCATCGCTTTAGGGAGGTGACATCAAAATAGATTCCCTTCGTGCTGGCGTTCATGCCCGTCCAGCTAATGCGCTGCGCCCAGGTGCTTTTGCTACTCGCCACCCGGCTGGCTGTGGTCGGCACAGCCCCGCCATCGTTATTGTAGATGCTGAATCCGTCCGCCAGTCCATCACCGTTGCTGTCAAGCTCAAACGAGCTATTGCGCACCAGGTTGATGCCGCCTGCCACGTTGCCCCAGCCCGGCGCACCCTGAACAACGATGTCGCCGCGCACCCGCAGCGCCGACCCGTCCCACTGAATGTAGTTGTTGGCATCACCGTTGAAGCGCCACAGACCGTTATTACGAATGAAGCCAACTTCGGCCAGCCCATTCATAAAGCGCAGCCCGCCTCCCAAACCTGCCGCCCGGTCATCGAGGCTGATCCAGGTCTGCGTCGGGTCGCCAAACGCCGCACCATACTGATTGCCCGAAAAATCGTACAGCCCATTCAGATTCCCGACTGCCCAATGCTCCCGGAAGTCGTTGAACGTGGCGCTCTTGCGCACATTGCCCACGATGGTTGGACCCACTCGCTGCGTGGCAGTCTGACCGGCGTGAGGGAATCCATACTGCGCATATAACTCAATCCACCCCAGACCCGTCTGGCCGGTGTTCACAAGCGCATCACCGGCAATCCAATCGTTCGCGCCGGTGCCATCCAGGTCACGCTGTACCGTGTAGCTGTACTCTGCGCCCGCCGTGATGGTCGTGTAAGTGCTGGTAATTGCCATCGCCTCGAAGCGACCGCGTGCTTCCATGAGCACACGGTCGCCGTTGCTCAGGTTGTTGTATTTCACGTAGATCGTGGTCGCCGCGCTGCTCAAATCACGCGTCAACTCCGTCGTCGGCGCAACCCACACTTTGCCGCCAATCGTCGATCTCACTTCCGATGCGACCAGCGTATCGAACCACGCCTCCGCCGCGTGGATGGAAAGGAATTTTTTGATTGGCAAACCAAGATTGACATCGTAATTGTTCAGCGGCCGCATATCGTCGCTCTGCGGATCGACGATAATGTCGCCCGTGGGCGCAATGCGCCAGGAGCCTCCTGCATCGACCAGGAAGTCCATGTAATTCGCGTCGTTGTAGCCGAGCCGCATCTGCGCCCCGGTGTTGTCCATAATGTGGAACTTCCGTGCCGGCGAATTGGTGCCAATCCCCAGCTGCCGCAGGTAGACGCCGCCCGCCCCGTCGCTTTTCAGGATGCCCTCAGGCACTGACAGAGTGCTGCTGACAGGCGTAATCAGCCCGACTGTATCGGTGGCCGTGACGCCGACAATCTGCCATCGATTCCCCACCACCACATGGTCAGCCCCGACAATGTTGTGCTGCTGGTTGTGATGTTGGTCGGCTGTAATGCCGGCGATCTCGTTATGCTGTAGCCATCCAAACCCAAAACTTGTCTCACCGTTGGCTCTCAGTACGTGCCCTACGGTCAATCCGCCTGCAACATGGTCACTACCTACGATGTTGTGCTGGCGAGCATGGTGCACATCCGGCAGCGCCGCGTGGCTCGCCAGCGCCGTCGCCCACTCCAATTTCGTTGCTGCCCAGGGGGCCTGGGTTTCTAGCAGCGCGCCCGTATGCCACGGGCCGCTCAGCGTGTGCGCGGCCAGGCTACTGCCGGCGCCGGCGCCGGGCCGCGGGCTGCCCATCCACGCCGCAATTTCCTGTAAAATCATGGGGCGCATGGCCTGATAGGTTTCAGTGACCAATTGTATGTTCTTTGCCATCGAAGCTACCCTTGCTGTGTGCCAAATAGGGCAGCCAGTGCGCGCTGGTCTTCTGTTTCTAGCCGCAGCCCCTGCCCGACAACGTACTCGGCCCGTTCCACAAAGACAGGCGACAATCCTGCCCAGGCGCCTGTAAGCAAGACATCATCGACATAGATACGGGCTCCTGCCGGCAGCCACCCGGCCACCACCGGCTCGCCCTGCGCCTGCTCCAATCGGCCATTCCGCCAGGTGAGCAGACGCGGCGCGGCGCTCGCGGCTGTTCGTACAAAAATGTGAACCAGCCGGTCGGCGGTGACGGCGGCGAGCAGCCGCTCGCCGCTGCTCGCGCCCTGCGCCAGCAGCCCCTCTACAATTGCCAGCGCGGTTTCGTCGCCGCTTTGGAACTGCAAGGTGGTGAGGCCGCTATCGGTGATCAGCGCGGGGCCCAGACCAACCCCTGCGCCCACCACGACATCGCCCACCTGGCGCGCGGTGTCCTGTGCGCCGAGGCAGCGGAAAATCAAATCGGCGGCGGTGGGCTGGTAGGCGGCGCCGTCGAAGAGGCGCAGGCTGCCGCGCGTGTAGCCGCTGTCGTCGTCGACCTCCACCTCGTAGAAGGCGCCAGGCGCCATCGCCCCTGTGCGGTCGAGCGCCAGCCCGTAGGTTGCGCCGTAGCTGAGTACAGTCGTGTTGGCAAAGGGTACGTTCACCCAGCCCATGGTATCCGGCAGTGCGGCGCCTGCTATTGTCACCTGCTCGATCAGGGCGCCGGGTGCGCCGCCATTGTCCAGATAAATGCCGACGCGCAGGGAGTCGGCGGGGCTACCCACCCGGCGCACGCGCAACTCCACAGCATTGAGCGTCCATTGACTGTTGATCGCCAGGGAAAGGGTTTGATAGATGCGTTGGCCGTAGGCGGTGATGGTTTCGCCGGTCGTTCCGTTGGGGGCTTCGTGGGCGACGGCCTCGGCCAGGGTGACGCTGTTGCCGCGGGCGATGGTGACGGGTGGGCCGACGCCGCCTGAATCTCGAAACCCGCTGTTCCAGCCGATGGAGACTTCGATGTGACTAACGCCGGTGGTCTTGACGCGGCGCGCACCAGTGTTTTCAGGCATCGAAGCGCCGCTGACAAAGATGGCGTCATCGGTGGCAATAAACGCCAGACCGAGATTGCCATCGTATAGATCATCGTTCGCTGCGAACGAAACTGCATTCGAGGTGTAGCTGACGGCCGCGCGCTTGTCGCCGCTCTGCACAGTGCGCACGCCGTTGTTATAGGTTGTATTCGCCACAACAATTTTGAGATCGGCGTAGTCGCCGAAGCGCAAAAGGTTGCCGGCCGTATCCTGCATTAAATACTTGCTGTCCGCGTTTATGAATGCCAGATACGCGCTGGTGAACCCCAGTCCCAAGGGGATGGCTTTCCCGGATCCGGGATTGTGCTCTTCACGCCCGTCGAGTTGCTGGTAGTAGACATCGGCCAAGCGCGCCCAATGCCCACGGCAGGTGATACGCGCCTGGTTTTGCCTCGCGTCGCTTACATGTAGCCGGCGCTGCGGCGACTTTCCGGCGGTCAGGATGCGGGCGCGCAGGGCGGCGGCCTGGGCCGCGGTCAACGATGAGGATGCGCTGTGCACCAACTCGCGCTTTCCATAGGCAGCGACGCTGGCGGCGTCTTCACTCCAATCCGTTTCGGCGCCGACTAGCCCGCCGCCTGGGGATGCCTGCGAATAGAGCACCTTGACCCGGTTGGCCATTTCGTTCAACGTAATTTCACGATCCAGCCCGCCGGTGCTTAGCGATACGCCGTCGACGCTTCCCCACCACACTGGCAGGCCGTCCGCTGTGACGATCTGAATGCGATAGCCCAGCCAGCTGCCCAGCGCCAACAGTCCGTCGATGCTGCCGGTGGCGTTGATCTGCGCGGCGACCGGTCCGCCCACGGCCGCGGCTGACCAGGAATTGGGACTCAGCGTCACCCCATCCGGCGCCAAAACCGGGTTGTTGTTTGGATCCCATACCCGCAGGAAAAATGCCATTACTCGCTACGCCCCCGAACAATACACGCGCGGACTATAATCGTCAGCTATTTTCGTTAATCGTCCTCAGCCGTCCCACATACGTACCCAACCCAGGCAAATAGTTTTTCAGCCTCCGTTGCGGCGATGGCCCAAAGTCGTCCTCTGCCCTTATCAGATTCCTTCAATTTGGCTAATTTGCTCAACAGCAGCCAAGCGAGGTCCAACTCTTCGCGTCCCAGCGTCAGTAGTTCATCATTGTCGTCCATTCAATCCTCCCGATTGTTGTACTTCACTTCTCATTGCGCCTCCGCGCCATCGACTGACAAGAAAGCATTGTAGGACGGCGTCTTACTACACAACCAGCCGCCGCGGGCTAACCCACACCCGCACCGACAGCGTATCCGCAATCGCAACTCCGCTGGCCGTCTCTGCCAGCACAATCAGCCGTTGCTCGATGTTCGGCGTCAGCTCGATCGGCTGGCCGCTCACCGCAACAGTGGGGTACTGATAATTGCTGGCGTCGAGCACGTAATTCTGTCGCTCGATGCTGTCCAGCACCACGGCGCCATTGGTGGCCACCGCTGCCAGGCCATCGACAACCGCCAGCCCGTTCGTGGGCGTAATCTGTAAAAAATCCACTCCCCACGCACCTGTCCCCTCGAATGTCAGCCGTAGTGTCAGCGCGCCAGGCGTCGCGGTCGTCCGGCCGCCAGGCGGAATGGGGATGGCGCCCAGATCGAGCACGCTGGGGGCGGTGGGCGCGGCCACGGCATCGCCCTGCCACAGTACACTGCTGTTGCTGGCGTCACGGATCGAAGCGCGCACCACGCCCACCGCGCCGCCGCCAACATAGTTGACAACCGCCAGCAGCCGCAGAAGGCGGCCTTTCCCGGCGCTGAGCAACACCTGGTCTAAATACCAGTCAAATGAGCTGGATGAATTATTCAGTGCCATTTGGAGGTATTGCCCGTTGCTGGCGCTGCCGCTGTTGGTGGTGGTTCCGCCAGCCAGCCGGCTCTCAGCCTCGAGCACATGCGTGTATACGTACATCGCATTGAGCGCCACCCACAGCCGCCGCCACGTGCGCGCCGCGCCGTTATTATTGATCAGGTGAATGCGTGCGCCCGCCGGCAGTATTCCCGTTACCTGCAGCGGGTTCATCTGCACCCAGTTATCATGCCCGGTGTTGCTATCGTCATGATTGTAGATGGTGCGCCCGCCGGTGGCGTAGCTCTGATTGGAATTCATCAGCTGCACCTCCGTTTCTGGGCCTTCCCAGTAGGGACGCCGGCGCCACGTGAAGCCGACTGTGACCGTAGGATTGGCATCCTTGAGCCTGCGCAGCGCCGGATCCTCCGACCAGGTCAGTCGCGCCTCCAGGATCTCCGATCGATAGGTTGCGTCGACGCCGCTAACGGGCGTATATGACGCATAGACGCGCGTGCCGCGCCCGCCCGTTTGAAGTTCGTGCGCCTGCTCAAAGTAACGCTCGATGGTATTAGCGGCGGTGCGAATGGCGGTGGCGCTGCCGCGCAGCACCAATTCGCCGCTCTCCGTCACATCCTCGAAAGACGTGCCATTGCGTGTGGGCGTGGCTGGGAAATAGGTGCAGCCGATGAGGGCGCCCCCGCCCGATAGCACAATCGACCCCTGTGAATCCCCGATTGCCAGATACATGGCCTGTCCTCACCACTCTATAGCAGCCAGCGCCGCAGTTTGTTGTCCGCCCGCGCCGCCGGGCGCACGTCTCCCGCGGCGCCCGGCGGCGCCCCATCCCCGGCGGCGCCGTTCCCGGCGGCGCCGTTCCCAGCAGCGCCATATGTCACCTGGATTGCCTTGGCCACGGCGCCGAGGATGGCTACGATCAGCGCCGAATACCAGTACTCGGTCGCTGGGAAAAACTGTTCTAGAATTCCCTGCACGGCTGGAATGAGTGCGAGGATCAGCACCAACCAGAATACACTCGGCAGCCCCATCTCAAATTTCATCATTTCCTCCTGGAATTTCTTCATCATCGCCTGCATCACCGTCCACATCCCGCTGCGGGATGGCCCGCTCCAGCAGATCCATTAACAAGTTGACAATGGTCTGCACAGAGATCAGTGCATCCTCCACTTTGCGCAGCCGATTCTCCATATTGCGCCAGTCGATCTGCTCACTTTCGCTGTTGGTAGTTCGCATGTTGTCGTCTCAGGTATTCCACCGTCAGCCAAATAGAAGAAAGTAGCGTCGCCAGCCATCCAAAGCGAATTGCCAGCCGGAGCTGCAGAAAGTCGAACAGAATGAATAATCCTGTTGAAAGCGACAACAGCACAAACGTCGCCGTCGCAAATGTGGCCGTCACTACCCACAGCAGATCGCTCATGCGCCGTGAGCGCCACCACCGCGCCACCCCGACATGCACCCACAGCAGGCCGATGGCGGCCAGCCCTGGATACACAATCGTCGCCAATGCCTCCGGCAGCAGATCTACTTGATTCATAGCCGCCCGACCACCAAATAGAGCAACATGAACAATCCCAGGCTCATCAATAATCCGACGAGCACAATGACCCACTGTGCGGGTGCGCGCAGCTCGCCGCGCCGCCCGTCCAGGTCTTGCCGCACGTAGCGCAACTCCACCTCGACGACAGACAATCGTTGCCGGACCTCGTTGATTGCTTCATAGATGGTGCGCAATTCATCGGTTGAGAATGTGTATCGCTCTGGCGCCACGACCAAAGCCTCCCTATACTCAGGAATATAACGGAAGAGTAGCTCGTCGCCCGGTCTGGACAGATTGAATGCCGCCCGAAAGTCGCCTGTCTTGCCCAGATGCCGGGCGAACAACACCCCCATCTGAAACGCAGAGAGGTCTGGCGCCGCCTGAAGCGTGCACACTACATCGACGCCTGTTTCATCGTGCAGCACTTCTGCCAGGTGGACGCTGTCGCAGGTGTTGATGAACACGCCAAAGAGTCCGGCGCTGCGCACCATGCCCACCAAATCGCCACTGCCCAACACGTCGCTTTCTCCCAACCACACGCCGTCACTGGCGCCATGCGTGGCGAACCAGAGCACATCAAACACCCGCTCGCACAACGCCTGCAATATCTCTCGCCGGTGCAGGGTGGGCGGCAGCCGGTTCACAGCCAGCCCTGGCGTGCGTTCGATGGCGTAGACTTCGTCTGCAACCCCTGCTAGTTCGCTCATATGTGGCGCTACCAATAGAATCCGAACATCGACCATGCATTTGCACCGCCACTTTACAATCGTGCATGACCAGGCTGCTTTTACACGATTACACTAGCAGGGTGCGCCCCTGCCACCCTTGCTGGCGCCGGTGGCTCGGCGCCAGCGTCTCTCACCGTCTTACAAGGCTTTCTTGTCGGTCGATCAGCGCCTGGGACGTGGCGCATGACGCGTCATCGCCGCCATCGCTCAAATTCCGTCGCCAGCCGATAGGCTAGTTGATGTAGATCTAATTCATTGGCCACTGTTGCATTGACGGTGATGTGGACGCCGTTGCCGGCGCCCGCTTCAGCGGCCATCTGCGTCGATAAGTCAGTCGGGTAGATGCGCGTCCCACGCGGCAGGTTGATCAGTTCCGGCCCTGCTTCGCCGACCCAGGTCGCCCCGCCGCGCCAGAAGGATGTGCCGGCGGCGTTACCAGGAGCGCCGCCCAACCATGAAGGCAGCGCCGGTAGGCTCGGCCATTTCCAATCTAACAGGTCGTCCAGCCAGCCGGGCGTGTCTGGGAAAGTGGGCCACCGCCATGCCATCAGGCTGCTCAGGAGCGCCGGCAGGTTGGGGAAAGTTGGCCAGGACCAGGTGAGCAGCGATGCCAAGGTGGCGGGCAGGGTTGGGAAGGCCGGCCATGTCCAGTTGGTGAGCCCGGCGATCCAGTCGGGGGGCACAACATTGGCAAACACGTCGCCTACGCCGCCCAGCAACCCGGTGAAGTTTTCCCACGTTGTCTGCACGAATTCGATTGCCGCCGTGACCACGCGCTTCATGGCTTCCCAGGCGGCGGTCCAATCTCCTGTCGATAGCGCCAGAATTGCGGCAGACACCCCGCTTACTGTGGTGGCAATCAGGTTGATGACCGCGGTGACCTGGTTGATGATGGGGCCCAGGATTGCCGGCAGCCGCTCGAAGGCCGAAGCCACCAGATTGACGCCCAGGTTGGCGGCCAACACCAGGGCGCCGCCCATGACCGCCACCAGCGGCTGGATGGCGGTGAGGAGGTTGCCGAAGGCTTCGCCCAGGCCGGCGAAGCTGGGGGCCAGTTCGCCCAATTTGCCGGGCAGGCCGCCGAGCGCAGCGCCGAGCCGCTCGAAGGCCGGGGCCATCACTGCTCCTACCACAGCCAGCACGGGCTGCAATGAAGTCCAGGCCGTGGTCAAGCTGCCGGTTGCTGTCGTCAGTGAGGTGAAGGCGGGGCTGGCCGTGGCCCATGCCTGCGTGACGGCGCTGGAGATGGCGCCCCAAATGGTCGATGCTTTGGCGCTGAGGGTTGCCAAGGCAGTGGGCAGCGTCGTCTGCGCCCACGTCACCCAGCCGGTGAAGGTTGGTTGGATGGTGGCCCATGCCTGCGTGACGGCGCTGGAGATGGCGCCCCAAATGGTCGATGCTTTGGCGCTGAGGGTTGCCAAGGCAGTGGGCAGCGTCGTCTGCGCCCACGTCACCCAGCCGGTGAA